AGCGATGGTGGTGCATACTTCTTTCCACCCATCTCGCTCGAAAATCCTTACCCAACCCCGTCTACCAGATATTGACATAGAATTACAGCCAATAGTTTTAGCATACGCTCTTACAGACTTCTCCATTTCGAGAAGCTCTTCTAAGTCTCCACCAGCAAGGAATATGTGCATTACCTTGGTCTGGGGATATATCTGTATCTCAGTTATGACTGCCGACTTGTCACCGGGCCAAAACTGAAAGTCACCTCTAACTACGCCATTCCAAATATCGTCTAGTGTATGCGTGCCTTTGGTGTATTCTAATGCGTCTTCGATATACCTACGGCGCGCATGAAACTGTTCGTAAACTGGTATCATTGCTGAACCTGAGTAACCGCCACATGGGCTGTCGGAGCGGATGGAGCAAAAGCTGTGGCCGCTACGTTAGTTGGTCGCAAGCCAGTGTCATCCACCGCCCAGAATAGCTCCACATAGTCACCAGCGGCCAGTGACACGAAGTCATTGATAGCAAGAACCGTGTAGCCACCGCTATCTTTAAGCGAACCTACAGCCGTGCTTGAACCAATGTTTGTCGTGCCGTTCTTCTTCAGCCACATCCACGCCGCTTTTGCGTTAGCGTTTGCAGACGAGAACTGAATGCGTGCAGCAAAGTTGTAGAGGCCGCTGTGGGCCACTGTCAGGCGCGTTGTAGGGCTTCCTGTGAGGGTAATCCCCTCGGTGATAACTGTCGTGTCCCACGCAAGCGCATATGCCGTATTGGCGGCTGCCGGGGTGATTGTCGTGTTCTTGGTAAACTGGCCGTTGTAGTATTGCTGCTCAATGGCTGGGCGGACGAATATCTCACCATCCGTAGTCCCAACCTTGAGGACAGCAGCAACGGGAACCACGTTGTCGGGCGCAGTTGGCTTGACGTTGGTAAATGCGCCAGCCGTAGTCGGTGATGCGTAGAGAACATCACCAACGCTAAATGCACTCGTGTTGATGCCGCGAACGTGGCCGAATGTGGTGCAGTAACCAACTTCGCCACTGTCAGGTAGTTCGTGGGTAAGCACGCCGAGAATGTAGAGCGTAGGCGTGGAGCCGTCAGCCAGATACTTTGACACCGACAGGACGTTGTTAGCACCCACTCCAGAGAAGCCGACAACAGTTCCGTTTGGCAGCGTTACGCCGGTCATGTTCTCTACGCGGGCGTAAACCTCTTGGCCGACCTGCTGGATAACGCCGTATTCCATGCCAATGTCGAGCGTGCCGTCATTTGTATTCCACGACAAAGAACCCTCAGCGGGCGTGTGGCTGTCAGTGGTAATGAAAGAGGCATCCGAGACAATCAGCTTGGCAGGCTGGTAAACACCTACGTCCTGCCCCTTTTCGTAAAGGGTGGCCGAATAAAGCTCGATAAGGCGGTTACGTTGCGCCTCATACGCAGGGTTATATGAGCCGGGAGGCGGCGGTAGCTTGAGTGTCACCTACGGCCCCCAGCCACAGCGTTAATCCTCTGCGTCCCTACACGCCAGTCTGTAGGCGTTGCAGACGTTGTAATACGCATCTTTACCTGACGACCATTAAACCGCAGCGATGTGGGCTGTGTAAGGCTGTAAGGCCCATAGGACGTTTCGTCGTCGTTCGGGTAGTAGCGTGTCTTGAAAGTGATAGTAACGCTACCCTGATTGCGCTCGTCAGGGATTAGCTCATTAACATACATCACGTTGTCGCCGTTGCCGATCTGCACGGGGCCGCTTTCCACATAGGGAGATGCGCCAGAGTAGTTCAGGCCAACTTCGTGGTCGTAGATGAAGCCATCCGTGCCAATCATGATTGGGTTGCGGAATACGCTGCGGTCTGTGCCTGCCGTGCGGGCAAGCGTGCCGATCGACCAATGGTTCTCAACATAATCCCACGAGACGTAGCTGTCGTTCTCGTTAGAACCAGCAGACGGATAGAACCACCACACCTCGTTGTATTGCGCGTTGTTCACGGCATATACCTTAGAGATTTGGTTCGTGTTGATGTTGTTGAAAACGTAGTCGTAAACGTCACAGGGAAGTGGCTTTACATAACCATCGTAAACGTGGAAGCCCTTCTGCCCCATCCAGACAGCCATGTTGTCGAGAACAGCCACAGAATTAGCAGAAGCCACGCCGCACGCACGGCCAGCAATTTCCGCCGAGTAGACGAACGGCTGTCCAACATATGTTAGAACGTGCGCGTCGATGTCTGTCAGGATAAGGTTCTGGCCGCGAACGCGTTTGGCGGTGATAATCCGGCCTGATGTCTGAAGGATAATGCTTCCCGCCAAATTGGTAGATGATGGGGTCCAGATGGTGTTGTCTTCAAGGTCGGACCAAGCAACCTTACGGCCATCGCCTGAAGCGCCAAGCGCAAACAGCGAACGCTCGGCGGTGACAAGACAGCCGATGTTGTTGATGGGTGCGTTGGTGATGACAGCGGCCTTGGTCGGCGTAGAATAGTCGAGTTGCCATTCGTATAGCTTGCCGTCCGAAGTCGAACATCCAACAAGATACTCGCCCCAAGTGTCGAGCGACCATGTTGTTGCAGGCGTTACAGAACCAGTGTCAGGACGAGGTGTGCCGTAAAAGCCACCACTATAAGTGCCAATCCCGTAGCCAGCGCCCGTAGAAGCATCGTCAGAACCCGCTGTAAATCCAACAGGCGTAATATCTACCAGAACATTTGATTGAGTAACAGCATACAGCTTGGATGGCGTTCCAATCGCCATCAGACGCACGTTTCCGTTGGTCTTCCACGTTAGAAGCGAACGCGCCTTGCCCGTCAGTGCGGCGATGTTGCGCTTTTCCCACCCGCCAACAGGCTCCATTGAACCTTCTGTCCAGCGGACAAGGTTAGCGTCATACCAGCGCCCTGCGGACTGGAGTTCAGTGCCGCTACGATACACTCCGGGCGGTATAGAGAGTGGAATAAGGGCCATAGCTACTCATCAAAGTCGTCGGGAGAGAACGTAAACACAATCTCTATATCATCTTCTTCAGAGTTTTGCCATGCCTCTGCCATCAGAGCAGCGTAAGCAATTGCATCTTCAGAGCTATCTTGATGCCAGCCGGGTGATTGATGCTGCCGCGCAAGTTTCAAGAGTAGCATAAACAGCCATCCCTCCTGCTCACTTAGTATATTTCCCGTCAGCACGTTGAAAGCGGAGACTGTTGACCTCATGCTACGCTCACCATCAGGTGTGTCGTATTCCTGCGCCCTTTCGAGCATCAGGTCTGCGGCCCTTTCTAAAAATTCAATTGCCGAGATTGTCATTGCCACTTGCTCCGTCGAATACACATTGGCCTCGGAAATACGCTTTCCCATCTAGCACCTCGCATAATTCTGGAGGAAGAAGCACACCATCCTTGAAAGTTAGGACCGCAAATCCGGATGTGTGAGGAGAAGGGTTGTTCTCAGCGTAATCAAACTGAGGCCCGTGTGGCTCTGCAAGCGTTCCCGTGTCCACGCCATAGCGGCGACCATTGTAGTCAGCCCAAGGCGTAACAGCCAAGCGGTGCAAGTGGCCTGTAACGATGCTCTTGCCGCTCTTCAGCGTGTTATTGTAGGCAGCGTGGATGCCGTTGTGGTAGCGATGTTTAATCATCACGTTATCGTTAACCATCAGCGACCATGCAAAGTCCCAGCGGTCAAACTTAGTGTCTAATCGCGCCAAAACGCCTTCATATTCTGCCGCATTGGTTACAAGCATACGGTCAAACCGCATATCGTGGTTGCCAACGTTCCAGAATGTCGCACAGCCTTTCGGAAGCAACATCTCAATGTCAGCCATGTTTTCCTGACAGACTTCAAGCTCTTCTTTGACGCTTGGCAAATCAGCCCAGCCCATAGGAGCGTGGCGAGACACCCGTGCGCCGTCGAAGATGTCACCATTAGCCACAACAGCGCGGGGCTTTAGTTCCTTGATGATAACGTGCAGGGCTTCGTGGGCTACAGTGCGCTCTTGATAAGGCCACCAGTGAGCGTCTGAGAATACGATGATGTTTCCCGTATCTACAGAAATGTCGTTCTGGTTCTTGTAGGCGCGGCCAACGTCATCGCGGGACCACTTCCCATGCGTGCCAGTGTTTCCGCGTGGCTTGCTTTGCAGAAATACACCATTTTCTGCGAGTTGCTCACGCCGCTTGTAGATTAGGCGCTCGTCAAGTCCTGTTTGTTCAGCCATGCGGCGAGGGCTGCCATTAGCCTTAGCCCAAGCCTGTATAAATTCAGCGTCTGAAATAATGGGTGTAGGCATAAAGCCCCCTTACGACAAATACTGCGCAATTGCCCCCAACAACGCAGCAGCCGCCGCAACAACAGCGGCAATCTTAGCTTTCTTCGACGTTTGAGCAGAAGTTGTATTAATTGGCAATGTTTTGCCAATTACACCTTTATCAGACAGGCTTGCGGCAAGCGTCTTCAGTAAGTTCTTAATATCCATAGTAACCTCCTATTTGGCCTTCAGGGCTTCCTGCCATGCCTCTATGACAAGGCGATGTTTGGTTTTGCAGTCACCAAACGCTTCGATAAGTCCCTTTTCCCACAGCGCACGCTCTGGGTCTAAAAGTGGCTTAGGCGGCTCACTCAGGTTTTTGCACGGCGCTGACAGATTTGCCGGAGGAGCCGGGAGTGTCTGTATCACGGATGCTTTCGACGAGCAGGCTGACAACGCCATCAGGAGGAGCAGGGCAATCAGCGGGAGGAGCCGGGATGTCTTTGTAAATTTCCCGTATAGTGTTGGTCCGCTCAACAGATGTAACTTCTGCTGCATTTCGCGCTTCCTCATATTGGACTGACTTGCCGTCAATCACCTTCTGCATGACGACACGTTGCTTCTCAGCCTTTTCCAACGCCTTTGCGTATGCCGCGTCACATTGCCAATCTTTGACTTTGTAACCGCCAATGAAGCCGACCAGAATAAGGCCGCCCATGACGTAAGGCGTTGGAATGCCGAGCATTATAGCCAGCCTGCGTATTTACGGGTCTTCATCTTGCGGTCATCCAAGCCATGCGTGCCACCATTAATGCGCTTTGTAAGGGCCAAAATGGCAGCATCGTTAATGCCTTGGTCGCAGATGCCCCACAGCTTGTTTTTGTCAAAGAACCAAAGGGCGCTTTCAAAGCAAAGCTCACCAGCCACCAGATCAGGGTTATCCATCACATCAGGGCGGCCAATGTAGTTAGCAAACGCCTGATAGTTAGACTTGCCTGTCAGTTGGAGCGCGCCGCGTCCTCGAAACTTCCATCCGTCTCCGCTTCCCTCGTCCCCATTGCCCATGCGATTTGCATAGACACGATTGGCAATCTTCTGCGGTTGACGTTCGTAGGCTTTAGCCAGCGCATCAGTCGGGAAATACTTGCCGAAAATACCCCGCAGACCTTTCGCACCATAGTTCAGGTTCTCCGAAAACGCCTTGAAGTTGCCGCTCTCATGTGCCGTCTGGGCAAAGAAGTGTGCAGCGCGGTTCTTGTTTAGCTTGTAGAAGGCCGCAGCAGCCTTGAGCGTGCCAGGGCCGAAAGCGCCATCAGCGGTTACGCCGATTTTCTGTTGAAGGTTTGCGAGGCTCATCGTCCAGCACTCCGCCAATCAGGGAAGTCATTCTCGTCAACCACGCCATCGCCATTGGCATCATAACGCAAGTCGTTACGATACTTCTCCCACGGGGCCATATCGTCGTCGTCATCGTCGTCAGCCAGGTCCAGCTCTTCTTGGACAGGTGCTGCCATAGGGGCTGGCGGAGGCGCTACAGGCTCAGGAGCGGGTTCAGGCTCCATAGGAGCAGGCTCAACAGGCTTTTCGTCACGAGCGTTAGCATTGAGGCTCAGACCGCCCAGCAGACCGACAAACGCACCAATGATGGTCTGGAAGGCCGGATTAATCATATCCAGCACAGCCGTGCTATCTACGATGTCATTCGGCATAAACAAGCCAACAACCAGCGCCAGCACGACAACCAGAATGACTGTCGAGAGCGTTACAACAGCAGTGCGGATCGTGAACTCAATCGTGTCCTCGATACCTTCCTGCTTACTTTCAAATTTATCCCAGAAACTCATTCGTCCCTCCCAGCAAGCGG